AGCACAAAAACAACAGGAGTAGATAAGAGAAAAAACCCTTATAGGTTTGTCTTAGAAGAAGCAGCAACGCCTGAAGAAGTTAAAACAATTATTAGAACTGTTTATGATAAGGCTATTAATGACAAAGACATGAATGCTGCTAAATTGTTTCTTGCTTATTATTTAGGTAATCCAAAGGATAGTTTAGATATTACTTCAGATGGAGATACAGTATCTATGCCTGTTATAAACTTCACTAAAAGTGACAAAGATTAATATAAGTGAAAAGTTCGAGCCTTTATTTACACTACCTGAAGATGTCCATACTTTCATTGTAACAGGTGGGCGTAACTCTCAAAAGTCTTTTGCCGTATCTTTAGCATCTGTACACGGGTGTACTTCACACGAACACCGCACTTTATATTCACGTTATACAAACGCATCACTACAAGACAGTATTTATGCTGAAGTAGAAGAAAAAATAGATATGCTAAATGTCTATGATGTCTTTAGGCTTTCACAAAATAGAATTGAAAGCACATTTAACAAGTCAAAGATAGTTTTCAAAGGTTTAAAAGCAGGTAGTAAACTACAAACTGCAAACCTAAAAGGGTTAAAAGATTTTAGTTGTTGGATATTAGATGAAGCAGAAGAACTAACAGATGAAGATACTTATGATAAAATAGCATTATCCATAAGAGGTAACAAAAAGAATAGCGGTAAAAAGAATATTAAAATATTAATTCTTAATCCAACAAGTAAAGAGCATTTTGTTTATAAAAGGTATTTTGAAAACGCAGGAGTGCAAGAAGGTTGGAATGGTATTAAAAACGGTGTATGCTATATTCATACTACATACATGGATTGTTTAGAATTTACACCACAAGAAAGTATAGATACTTTTGAGTACATGAAAGAACACAACCCTATTAAATACAATCATATTGTTTTAGGCGGTTGGCTAGACAAAGCAGAGGGCGTAGTTTTCACAAATTGGAAGTATGGAACATTTAACCCTGATAATTTACAAACTTCATTCGGTCAAGATTTCGGTTTTAGTATTGATCCAACTTCATTAATCGAAGTGGCTATTGATAAATCTAAAAAGATAATCTACTGCAAAGAACATCTATATAAAACAAAACTAATAACAAGCGAAATAGCCGCTATAAACAACGAAATAACAAAAGGTAAACTAATTGTCGCAGATAGCGCTGAGCCTCGTTTAATTGATGAGTTAAGGCGTTTAGGTAATAGAATAGTACCAACTAAAAAAGGCGATGGAAGTATTAATGCTGGGGTATCACTTATGCAAGATTACCAATTAATAATAGAGGGCGAGAATATAGGGCGTGAATTAAATAATTATGTTTACACTGATAAAGGCAGTAAGTTATATTGCGATATGTACAACCATACTTTAGATGCTATACGTTACAATGTGCTTTATAATTTAAGCGGTGGTTACACAATAGATATTAGATAGGACAAAAACAATAAAATTTCATTATATAAGTATGAAGATAACAGTTCCAGAAAGCATAGCGGATATTTCTTTACAGCAATTTCAATTGTACGATGCCTTATTAAAGAAAGGTTTAACAGACAAAGAAACTGAAAAGGAAAAGATAAACATATTTACAGGTATTGATATTGAACAAATAGACAATATCATTGATAAGGATTACAAGTTTATTTTAGAAAGTATAGACAAGGCTTTAGAGGGTGCTGCACCGTTTACACAAACCTTTGAAATGCAAGGAGTAGAGTTTGGTTTAATTCCAAACTTTGATAAAATGACAGCAGGAGAGTATAGGGATTTAACTGTATACTCAAAAGACATTGAAAACATGCACAAGGTAATGGCTGTATTGTTTAGACCAGTTATTAAGAGAGATGCATTTAATAATTATAAGATTGAAAAGTACAAAGGTACAGCAAAGCGATGTGAGGTTATGAAGTATATGCCTATGAGTATTGTAAATGGTGCATTGGTTTTTTTTTCGAGTTTAGCGAACGAATTAATAAACTTTACCCAGATGTATATTCAGGAGGAACAACCGAAGGCAAAGCCGCTTTAGATTACTTTGAAAAGTGGGGTTGGGATGCAACCATCTTAGATATGTGCAAAGGCAAAGTATGGAAGTTTAAAGAAGTAACAGAAACAAAAATACATATATTTCATACGTTTTTATCTTATAAGATAGACACGCAAAAGTTAAAGGCAAAAATAATGAAACAAGGTAATAATACAAATACGATAGAGTTATGATATTAGAAGATGAAAAATTAATTAGCAAAATGTTAGAACTTCAAAAGTTGGAAGCCGAAATTGATATTGTGTTAAACAAGTATAAGCACGAATTAAAACATTTATATTATTATGTTGAGATAAATAAAAATTTAGGGTTTGAATTAAATTCTAAAATAGGAATATTAATGGCATTAGGTTATTATTTAAAATCAAAAGAATGAACCAATTAACAGAACTTTATAAATACATATACACGTTAGCAGATGCTGATGTAGTTGTTAATAAGGTAACGCGTAAAAACGATTTGGCTAAAGAAACAATATTCCCTTTGGTTAATGTTCTTATTGAAAGCGGAGGGTTTAATAATGGTTCCACTATTGTATTTAATGTGGAGGTATCTTGTTTTGATATAAGAGATATAAATAAAGAAATTCAAACAGATGATTTTTGGGGGCAAGATAATGAAGTAGATAATCATAATTTAGCAATAGCAGTATTAAACAGACTATGGTTAAATATGTATAGAGATTTTGCAGAGAATGATATTACAGCGAGTGAAAACCCAACGTTTGAATTAGGGAGTTTTGAAGCGCCAAAATTATTAGATGGTGCTAGAATGACTTTTGCAGTAGAAGTTCCAAATACAACTATCAATTTATGTCAGGGCGATTAGTAGAAGATGAGTTAAACAAGTTTGGTAAGTATGTTGTTCAACAGGCTAAATCAAACTTGACTAAAGGTAAGAAAAAAGACAAAGGCGATTTATACAATGGTGTAACGTACAATGTTCAAGTAAATAAAAAATCAACGGTATTAAGTTTTGATTTTGGCAAAGGTAATGATTATTGGGAATTTGTTGATAAAGGGGTTAAGGGTGTTTCAAGCTCTCAGAAAGCACCCAACAGCCCTTTTAAGTTTGGAACAGGTACAGGTAAAAAAGGTGGTTTAACAAGTGGAATAAAAGGATGGGTTAAGCGCAAAAGATTTCAGTTTCAAGACAAAGAAACAAAGCGGTTTTTAAGTTATGAAAGTACAGCGTTTTTGGTAATGCGTTCAATATGGCATAAAGGAATAGCAACAACAAACTTTTTTACCAAACCTTTTGAACAAGCATTTAATAGAGTACAAGAAGATGTTTACGCAGCGTATGCATTACAAGTAGAACAAGATTTAAAAGTAAGATTTAAGAAATGATAAAATGTTTAAGTCCATATTATGTAACCATTCCTTTAGTTGATCCTGTTACGGCTGAAACGTGTACAAGTTACACGCTTAATATTTATGTTTGGGATGGGGATATTTCGAGCATACCAGTAACACCAAGTTACGCACAAACGAAACTAAATCCAACAGCATCAACAGGAAATGATAAAATTAATATAGCAAGATTAATAAATGATTACATTGATTTTATGCCTGCTGAAGGTAGCGGCACGGGAATATTAGATGCGGCAAACCAAAGATGGGTTTATTTAGGTATTGTTTATACAGTGCCTATTGATGGCGTGGGTACAGAGCAAGAGTTTTTAGCAGCAACATTAATGGTTAAAGGCTACTCTTATGGAATGGATGGCGAAAACGCGACTACTCCTGCTAATCGAATATTAATGAGTGGTACAGAATTTAAAGTAAACCGTACAGGTGTATTTAATGTACCTGTTAAAATACTAGATACATAATGGCAAACATAACTGTAATATCATATCCTGATAACGAAATCAATTATACAGTAACCGAGCCTACTGGAGTTGATAGTGCCGAAATGGTACAGAATATTTGGGTGGATTTAAGCGAAACAACAACAGATGAATATGTAGAGATAGTTTTTAATGGCGAAACTATTACTTTATTGATTCAAGATGAATGCAGATACACGCCTTTAGATATTGCTTTTCAAAATAAAGAGGGATGTTTACAGTTTCTAACTTTCTTTAAAGCAAAGGCTGAAAGCATGAGTATTACAAGTGAAGAATACGAAAGCGATAATGGACAGCCTAACGTTGGCAACCATCAATATAAAACTTATAACATTAACGCTAAGAGTAAATTTAAAATGTCTAGTGGTTTTGTTGATGAAGCTTTAAACGAAACATTTAAACAACTTATGTTAAGTTTGAAAGTTTGGAGTTATGCAAGCGGTACGTTTACACCAATTAAACTAGGAAGTAAATCTATTGAATATAAAACACGCCAAAAGGATAGATTGATTAATTATGAGATAGAATTTGAATACGCTTTTAATGAGATAAACAACGTATGATATTAGGGTTATACATAGGCACAAGTAAATTAGATATGTTTGATGACGAAAGCATTGAAGTTAATTCTTCTATTGCCGATGTTAATGATATAACTAAAAACACAACGCATTACGCAAAGACTTTTACTGTGCCTGCAAGCGATACAAACAACGCTATTTTTAAACATTATTACGACGCTAACATAGACAATAGTTTTGATGCTAGGATTAAGCACGATGGCTCTATTACGTTAGATGGTATGCTTTTTAGAAGTGGTAAATTTACACTAGACAAAGTTTCTTTAAAAAGTGGCATTGCATCAAGTTACTCTATTTCGTTTGTAGGTAATTTAATTTCTTTAAAAGATGAATTAGGCGAAGCGGAGTTATCTGATTTAGATTTAACCGCTTATAATCATGCTTACGATAGTGATACGATAAAAGGATATTTACAAACTGATGGCGATTTAATCTATAACCTATTTGTAAAGAAACAGTTATTTTATGATAGTAGCGGAGTAACTACAAGTACAGATACAAGTACAAACGTATCATATCTTAATGGCGATGGTATTGCGTGGAATTTAATTAAACCATCAATAAGACTAATAAAAGTAATTGAAGCCATAGAAACTAAATACCCAGCATTACAATTTAGCAGGGATTTCTTTGGCACGCCAGAATTTAACAATCTTTATTTGTGGTTAAATAATACAAGTACAGATACGCCTGTAAGTAATAGCGTAAAAATAGATTTCAATACAAGCGGAACTATTACAAGCGATTATGGTATTTTAGATTTAACAGAAGATACTTTCCAGATGGCTTGTTTAGGTAGGGTGTTTATATTGATTACACCAAGTGTAGGATATGAAACAGTGCCTTATGATATTGAAAGGAAGTTAAACGGAACATCATGGGGTACATATTCGAATTTAGTAGGAACTACAAACAACGCTTTTACAGCAAGCCTAGATACTAATTTACATACTTTCTATGTTTATTCAGAAGAGGAGTTTAAATTCACTGCTCGTTTAGAAGTGGCGCGTTTGATTCCTTCAGGCTCTACAACAGCAACGTTTAGTGAGCAAACAATAAGTGATGAAGTTACTATTAAGGCTAATTTACCAAAGATAAAAATTATTGATTTTTTAAAGGGTTTGTTTCAAATGTTCAAGTTGGTAATTCTAACAGAAGACGATGGAACGCTTTACGTTGATACCATACAAAGTTATTATGCTAAAGGTGTTGTTTGGAATTTAACCGAATACATAAATAGGGAAAGTTTAGAAGTTTCAAGAGGTAATTTATTAAACAAGATTAGCCTTAAATTTAAACAACCAACAACTATTTTAAATAAACAGTTCAAAGAAATAACAGGGCAGTATTATGGCGATGAAGAAGTTATATTAACAGATGATGGAACTGCAACAGGTCAATTATTAGACGGCAACCCATTAGAAATTGAATTGCCTTTTGAGCAAATAGTTTATGAGAGGTTGCCTGATTTAGCAGATGAT